TGATGTTAGGAGTCTTTGGATTATAGACGAAAGTATAAAAGTTTCCAACATCAGGAACTGGTGTTACAGTATCATTTAGAAGAGACATGATCTCTAACATCATATCCTCCTGATCATTTGTTGGATTGTTTATGTCATTACCTTCGAGTCTACTCATCTGATTCCTAACTCTTTCTCTGTGACAACTTTAAATTCGATACGATGATCTTCACAAAATTCTTTTGCAGCTTTCCACTTTGCTTGATTAACTGCGTAAGTCACACACTCTGTGAGATATGATTTTGTTTTTCGACTCCTTGGTTTAGGAGGCATTGTTTGCTTGTGTGGTTTAACCTCAACCACATAAGTTTTAATCAAATCATTTTTCTCTTTAACTTTAATCAAATAGTCAGGATAGTATTTGTGTACTCGATTATCTTTTGGAGAAACATAAGGTATGCTGAACTCCTCTGATGCCCATGAAACAATACTGTTATTCATATCACACCACTGACAAAACTTTCTTTCCCAACTACTACGGCATATAATCATCTTCGAGTTGCCTTTATACTTGTGTGGATACACAGGAGTATACTTGCTTTTGATACTCTCCCCCATAACTTGCCTACATAATATACAAGGTCAATCTATATTTATAAATGGCTATCATCCAACCACAGAGAAAATCATTATCTCAGGTAAAGGCTCAGTTGCTTAATCCAGCAACTACGTCACACTTTCAGGTAAGTGTTTCTTTTCAGAAAAGTGGAATCAGACAATATCAACAAGAGATAGGATTAAACCTAGATCAGAATAGATTAAATATTTTATGTTCTGAGGCTTCATTACCCGGATCAAGATTTTTAACAGCAGAATTAAATAATAATTATACTGGTGTGAGAGAGAGACATGTTTATAGAAGAAGTTATGATGAACAAATAAACTTAACTTTTTATTGCGATGCTGATCAATACTTACCGATAAGATTCTTTGAATCATGGATGAATTATATTGCAAACACAACAACTTCTGGAGACACAAATGTGACTAAGGAAAATTATAATTATCGAGTCAAATTTCCAAAGGATTATTTTGGAGATCTTGAAATAACAAAGTTTGAAAAGAATTTAGATTCAATTAGAAAAACAAAGATCATGACATATAAATTTGTTAATTGTTTTCCTCTTGGTGTAAACTCCATGGCAGTCTCTTATGATACATCTGGATTACTGAAGTGCACGGTGGGTATGGCATATTCAAGATACTACGTTGAGGATAGACCACTTGGAGTGATACCAAGATTTTTAAACGCACTCGACGACAGATTAACACAAAGAAGAAATGTAAGTGCTTTGGTTGATGATACTGGTTTAAACCGACGTGAAGCTGCAATTATCGAATCTGGAGGATTTGTAGAAACTCTCATCGAATAACCTGCTAAATAAACTTACTGAATAGATTATCATGCCATTACCAAAAATTGCAACACCAAGTTATGAACTTGAATTACCATCAACAGGAAAAACAATACAGTATAGACCTTTTCTAGTCAAAGAAGAAAAACTTCTTGTCATAGCACTAGAGAGTGAGGACACAAAACAAATTACAAATGCGATAAAAGCTGTGATTCGTGCATGTGTTTTAACGAAGGGTGTAAAGGTTGAAGCGTTACCTACGTTTGATATTGAATATCTATTTTTAAACATACGTGGAAAATCTGTTGGTGAAGATATATCAGTGAACTTAACATGTCCTGATGACAATAAAACTCAAGTGAATGCCACCATCAGTCTTGATGATATTAAAGTCAAAAAATCTGATGAACACTCTAATAAAATTAAATTAGATAATAATCTAATGATGGAACTAAAATATCCGTCTTTGAATGAGTTTATTAAGAGTAACTTTGATCCAAATGACACATCGAAAAATCCGATGGAGCAATCATTTGATTTAGTTGGATCATGTATTGATAAAATTTACACAGAAGATGATGTTTGGATAGCTGCAGATTGCACTAAAAAAGAAATTACTGATTTCTTAGACTCTATGAATTCAAGTCAATTTAAACAAGTTGAAAACTTTTTTGAATCGATGCCTAAATTAACACACACAGTGAAGGTTTTAAATCCTAATACTAAAGTGGAGAGTGATATTGTGCTTGAGGGTTTAGCATCTTTTTTCGGCTAGCGATGGTGCACATGGATCTGGAGAATTATTTCAGATTAAATTTTTCGATGATGCAGTACCATAAATATAGTTTGACTGAAATTGAAAATATGATGCCATGGGAACGGGACATCTATGTAGGCTTATTGCAAGCACACTTAGAAGAGGAAAGATTAAAAGAACAGCAACAAAGAGCAAGTAATGGATGAGACTTCTCCAGTTTATGAAAATTTTTTAAACCAAATGAAAAGGTTTCGTAGACCCATTCGCGAAACCACGAGAAGGATATCCTCGTCTAAATTTTTAAATAGAGATGAAGATAAAAATATAAAGGAGATTAAAGATCTTACTGGATCAATATTAGAAACTCTAAAAAGGCAAGAAAAAATTGAGGTAGAAGCATTTTTAGATTTACAGAGAAGATATGAGAACGATAAAAGAAGAGAGAGGGAGGCAAAACTAGAAGCAAAAAGGCCAGTAAGAGATTTTTTAATTGATCGTGCTAAAAAAATTGCATCTCCAATCGTTAGATTTCTTGAGAGTATTTTAAGGTTTGTATTGACCATATTTTTTGGTAGGGCACTTGTAAAACTTTTTGAATTTTTAGCAAATCCGGAGAATGAAAAAATAGTTGATTTAATAGGTAAATTTTTCAGTAGTAAATTTGGTTTCGTAACAACAGCTGTGGTTGCCCTTGGTGTGGCAGCATCGGGTTTGATTGTTACTTTAGGAGCAGCGACTGCTAAACTTCTTGGAGCTTCTGTTTTAAGTGGGTTAGGTGGAGGTCTACCTAATCTTCGTTTTCTCAAAAATTTTAAAAACCTTTTTGGAAAAAAAGTTCCAATTACAACATCAGGTGGTCAAATTATTACAGGAAGAGGTATAGGATCAAGTTTAGAGATAGGTAAAAAAACAAAAGATTTCTTTAGTTTCTTAGGTGCTCTTACTGGATTTAGATCTGATAGAATATTCCGAGAGAAGGGAGGGCCAGTAGATTCAGATGAACCATATATCGTTGGTGAAGGTGGCCCTGAAATATTTGTCCCTCAAAAAAGTGGAACAATAGTTCCCAATAATAAAGTAAGTAGTTTTATCAAAAGAAGAATAAATCGTGGTTCTCTTAATCCATTTGGTCAAACAAAAATAAGTTCTGGTGCACCGGGAAGGGTAAGAGTTCCTGTGTTTAGTGGGAGATCAAATCAAAATACAATTATGAGTAGTCGTGGCACGAGATTTGCGACAAGAGATATATCAACTGCAAGATCATATACAAATCCAAATTTCAAAGGATTACCCGGAACCGGTGGTGCTGTTAATCCAAAAGGAACACTTGATACGGGGACATTACCAAAGAGATATATTCAAAAATTTGGAAGTAAATCCATACTTGGCCAAGATCAGATAAAGATGAGTTCAGGGGCTTACTCTAGAACTTTTGGCAGA